GACGTACACGTTCAGCACGGACGACGAGGCGATCGCTGCCCGTGTCCGCGCCGTCAACGACTACGGCATCACCGAGGCCGACGCGCCCGTCGACGCGACGCCCGAGGCTCCGGCCACCCCCGCAGCCTGATCCACCGACAATCTGACCGAGGGAGACGAGCACATGAGCACACCCATCGCAGTGCCCGCCGACCTCGGCACATACCTGGGACTTGAGCCCGGCACCATCGACACGGTCAGGGCCACCCAGAGTCTTCTGCTCGCACAGGATCTGTGTGAGACCATCTGGTCCCCGATTGGGCCCACAGCCCTGGGCACGATCCTGGCGGTGGCCGAGCGTCAGTTCGACAACGCCACCAACGCCACCAGCGTGTCGCTCGGCACCGGGACCATCGTGCGCGGCGCCCCCGGCGCCACCCAGGGCGTCGGCGGACTCTACCTGTCCCGCTCGGACAAGACGACCCTGCGCCGCCTCGCCGGCCGTGGGGGCGGGTTCTCCGTGTCTGTGCTGCCAGTCGGCGCCAGTGCGGTGCTGTCCGTGACCGTGACCGCCACCGCGGGCACGTACACCCTCAACTTCGCCGGGGCGATCACGGCCCCCATTGCGTTCGACGCGACCGCCGGTGCCGTACAGGCTGCGCTGGAGGCCCTCGGGGTCATCAGCGTCGGCAACGTGTCCGTGACGGGCACCTACATCATCACCTTCACCGGCACGCTGGCGACAGTGCCAGTGCCGCCGCTCGTGGCGAACGGTGGGAACCTCACCGGGACCGTCACCACCGGCGTCATCACCGTGGGCGTCCTGGCTCCCGGGCAGGGTCTGCCGCCGTGGGACTACGACTACTACCGCAACCGGCACTCGCTCGGTCAGCAGGTTTACGGCGGTCAGTGGTGAGCGCCAGCGACATGACCGACGCCGAACTGGTCAACGAACTCACCCGCCGAGGCGCGATGCCGCCATGCACGTGCGGCAAGTGGCAGACGTACATCGGGATCTACGACAGCGACGGCAACACGCTGCGCTGCCACGGCTGCCTTAGGGCCATCGCGAAATGCACATGCCGATGAGTGCCATCTCAGCGTTCTTCGTCCACACGGCCTCCGTGGAGACCTTCGTGGCCGCCGGCGCCTACGGTGACACGTACGCAGCCCCTGTGCCCGTCAAGGGCTTCCTCGACGACGGCGTGGTCCTGGTCCGCACGGGCACGAGTGAGCAGCTCGAGCAGAAGTCGATCTTCTACGCCGCGCTGACCGACGCCGACAAGCTCGTCGCCGGTTCTCGGGTCACGGTCAACGGGCGGGTGGCGTGGGTCTCGGCGATTCGTCGTCGTGATGGTGGCTCGCTCGGGCTGCCCGACCACATCGAAACGGATCTGGTCTGATGGCCATCGACCTCACGGCCATCACCGCCAAGATCCGCGATCATGTTGAGGACGCCCTGGCTGCTGGCGGTCAGGTCATCCTGGACCGCTCGCAGGAGCTCGTGCCCCTAGATGGTCGCCCCGACACCCACGGCGGAACCCTCGCCGAGTCGGGACGGGTTAACCGGACGGGCAGTGACTACCTGCCGGTCGTGTCCGTCACCTATGACGGGCCCTACGCGATCTACCAGCACGAGGGCATGGAGTTCCACCACCCCACCGGCGGCTCCGCCAAGTTCCTCGAACGGGCCATGGTCGAGCAGACCACTGAGGCGACGGACGCGATAGGCGACGAGATCCGGAAGGCGTTGGGGACGTGAGCGGCTTCGAAACGGATCTCCTGACCGGCGTCGCGCAACTCCTGTCCGCCGCCAACCTCGGAACGTGGCGCGACACGGGCATCTACACGGCCGCAGAGACGGGGATCGTGTTCGACGTGATCCCCGTCGCCCCGGACAACATCATCACACTGACCGACTATCCGGTGTCCGACGACCCCACCCTGTCTGACTCCGTCATCGGCGTGCAGGTTCGCACCCGGTGCGCCGGGCAGGATCCGCGGCCCGTCAAGGATCTCGACGGCTCCATTTTCAACGTCCTCCACGGCCTCGAAAGCGTGACCCTGACCGGTGGTGTGCACATCGTGTCGATGGTCCGCCGCTCCGGGGCTTCTCTCGGCGAGGACCAAAACAATCGGTGGATGAGGTCCAGCAACTACTACGCCACCGTCTGGCGCCCCAGCGCCAACCGCTCGTAACCCACATGACCGTCTAGAAGGAGAAACATCATGGTAGCAACAACGAAGGTCCAGCTCGGTGCGGCCACCACGGTCCGCAAGTGGTACCTGGACGTCAACACCGGCACCGACGCGGCGCCCGTCTGGATCGGCGTGTTCGGCGTCACCAAGTTCCAGCCGGCCCTGAAGCCGACGATGGTGGACACCAGCGACTTCGACTCCGGCGGCGACATGTCGTCCACGGTCACGGCCCGCGCGTGGAGTGCGGTCTTCGGCATCGAGCGCAAGTCGTTGGCCTCCGACCCCACCTCCTACGACCCCGGCCAGGAAGCGCTGCGCCTGCGCGCGGAGAACATCGGGCTGGCGAACTCGATCGGGGTTCGGTTCTACGAGATGGAGCCGGGTGGCCCCCGCATCGAGGCATACCAGGGCACAGCGGCCGTCGAGTGGTCCCCCGATGGGGGCGCCATGTCGGCCACCGATGGTGTGACTGTGACGCTCACCGGGCAGGGGAAGCGCACCATCATCACCCACCCTGACACGGTCGCAGCCGTGCCCGCCATCTACAGCTTCGCCCCGATCACCGGCCCGGCTGCTGGCGGGACCATGGTGGAGATCCTGGGTACCGGGTTCACCGGAACCGTCATCACCACGGGCGTCAAGTTCGGCGCGACCAACGCGGCCTCCTGGGTGGTCGTCAACGACGACACGATCGTCGCGACCGCACCTGCCCACGTTGCCGGAGCGGTGTCCATCGTCGTGACCAACGCGACCGCCCCGTCCACCACGGGTGGCAGCTACACCTACGTCTGATAACTAGTCGTGACGCGGGCGGCTTCGGCTGTGGTCGCCCGCGTCACCCCAAGCAGCCACCACAGCCAACAGCCGAAGGAAACAGCCATGTCCACATCAGCCTTGTCGAGGTTCTTCAACGACGACTCTGTCGAGATCCCCGGCATCATCACCACCGCGTTCCCCGGAGGTAAGACGTACCGGTTCACATCCCCGGACGCCACAACTGGCCTGCGTCTAATCTCCCTGTTCGATCTCGCCGTCATGGGCGTGGTCGGCATCGATATTGGCGAGCGGGCCGCCGCCCTAGAGCTGGACGACGGCCAAGAGTTCGACCTGATGAGAAGCGTCATGGGCGCCACCATGGACGAACTCATCACTGACGGGGCGTCCTTGGTTCAACTCCAGCGACTGAACCAGTACCTCTTCATATATTTCATGCGGGGCAAGGCTGATGCCGACAGGTCGGTGGCGGCGTACTCGGGGGAAACCTCAGTCCCAGCGAACAGGGCGGCACGCCGGGGCGCGAAGAAACTGATCCCGGCGAAGTCCGCAACGCAGCCGGCCTCCCGCGCTGGATCGACGACGGGTCACCGGAAAGCACCCAAGGCCAGCAAGGCCTGACCTGGGGTGACCTCCTGGGCCAGTGGTCGCTGATCGAATGCGACCTGGCCGACCGGGGCATCGACGTTGGCGACCCGGTGCTGATGTCGTCCCGGTCGTGGCGGTGGTTGCGGGTCCGGATCTTGGGCCTGCTCGATGCCCGACTGATGTACGTGCCGCTCGCTGACGGGTCGATGCTTCCCGTGCCCGGCTCCCGACTGGGGCGCCACTTCCAACAGACCTGAGTAGGGGGTGCGGCGATGGCCCTCAACGTAGGTGAATTGGTCGCGTACTTGCGCCTCGACATGGGCGACTTCGACAAGGGGATGGCTAGCGCTCAGGCCAGGGCCGACAAGCTCGACGGCAAGGATGTCGACGTCAAGGTGAAGGCCGACACGGCCTCCGCCGAGACGAAGATGACGGAGGCCCAGGCCACAGCCGACAAGCTCGACAGCAAGACCGTCGACGTCAAGGTCAAGGCCGACACGGCCTCCGCCGAGACGAAGATGGCCGCCCTGGCTGCGTCTGAGGAGCGGGTCGGCAAGTCGTCCGTGACCGCGTCGCTCGGCATGGCCACGGTAGAGAAGGCGGCCCGGAAGCTGGAGGACGCAACAAACGCTGTAATCCTCGCCAGGTTACGCGTGTCCGATTTCGAGGAGGGTGGCGCGGCCAAGACGTCGACACTTGTCGCCGCCGACATGGCGCTGGCGAAGGCCGAACGCAACCTGGTCGACGCGCAGAACGAGGTCGACGGCTCGAACAAGAAGATCGCCAAGTCCGGTCAGGACGCCGGCCGGGGCATGGGTGCCATTGTCGCCGCAGTCCTCCTCCTGGGCCCGGCACTGGTGCCTATCATCCAGGCCACGGTCGGTCTGGGATTCGGCTTCGGTGCGATGGGCGTGGCCGGGGTCCTGGCAATCGTCGGCATCGTCCAGGAGATCAAGGCCGGGACCGTCGTGGGCGTCCAGTTCTCGGCGATGCTGGCCACGCTCAAGGGTGACCTGACAACTCTGGGCGCCGCGGCTGCGAGGGGCGTGCTGGGCCCGTTCCAGGCGTCTGTGGCCGTCCTTCAGTCCCAGATGCCCGCCCTGAATGGTCTCATCGGCGAGTTCTCCACCATCACCGGCAAGGCGGCGGGGGTGCTGGTCAACGGCCTGGTGGCGGCGATGATCTCCCTCGCCCCGCTGGGGCGTGACGCGAGCGTGTACATCCTGACCCTGACGCAGCGGTTCGCGGGTCTGATGTCCGGTCAGGGTGTCGTCGCCTTCGGTGACTATGTGCGCTCCGTGTTCCCTCAGGTCATGCAGGCCATCGGGTCCATCGTCGGCGCCTTCGCGCACCTCCTGGACGCGATCGCTCCCCTAGGCTTGGGGGCGCTGACGATCCTGCAGGATTTTGGCGACCTCATCAACGCCATACCCACCAACGTCCTCGCCGTGTTGATACAACTCGCGTCGTCGGTCTACATCGGCTTCCAGGCGTGGAAGTTGCTGTCCGGGCCTATCGACGCCCTGTCCGCGTCACTGAAGCTGAATGGTGTACCCGCGGCGTTGCAGAGCGTGGGCATCTCTGCCGAGACTGCCGCCGCAGGGGTCCGAACCTTGACGATCGCGGCCGGGGTCATTGGCGCGGTCCTCGCCGTGGCGACCCTCGTGTACTCCGCGTTTGCGGATTCGCAGCGTCAGAACACGCAGGCTGCGAACGACTTCGCCGACGCGATCCGCGCGGACAACGGCGCCCTCGGCGAGAACACCCGCGCGATGGCTGCGAAGAAGCTCCAGGATTCCGGAGCACTCGAGCTGGGCCGCGCGCTCGGGCTCAGCATGTCCACGCTCACCGACTACACGCTCGGGAACGCCGCCGCGGTCAAGGAAGTCACCGCGGTGCTGAACTCGAAGTTTGGGCCGGCCGTTGCCAGCAACGGGGCCCAGATGACGGACGCGCAGCAAAAGGCGATCAAGCTCGGCGAGGCGCTGAACGGCACCAGCAGTGAAGTGGGGGCGGGCGCCGAGAAGCAGAAGGAACTGGCAGCCGCTACAGCCACAACCACGGCCACAGTCGACCCCGCCCGGGCCGCACAGGACGCGTTCGCCGTCAGCATCGGGACAACGTCCGCGGCCCTTGCCACCGCCACCACGGGGCAGCAGACGACCGCAGACGCCGCCGCGAACGCCGCCGCGAAGATGTACGTGGAGAACGACGCCGCCGGAATCCTCAAGAGCAGCCTGGACACCCTCAACGGAAAGGCGCTCAACGCCGCGCAGGCTCAGAACTCGTTCGACTCGGCACTGGCGAACATGGGCGATCACATCACCACGACCGGCAAGAAGATCACCTTCACGACCACGTCAATCGGGGACATGTCCACGGCGTCGGTGGCCCTGCGCGGCCAGCTCAACAGCCAGGTGACAGACCTGCAGAACGTGGTTGAGGCCAACGGCGGGCTGTCGGACTCCACCGGCAAGGCCCGCGCCCAGATGGTCACCATGCGTCAGCAGATCATCGACAACGCCGTCGCCCATGGTGTCAATCGGGACGCCGTCACCGCGTACGTCGACAAGCTGCTGGCGATCCCGGCGACCATCCCACCGACGAAGTTGGACATAGACGCGGCGCACGCCGCAGAAGTCATCGCCGGTATCAAGGCGCAGGTCGCCAGCATCGCCGCCCAGCCCATCGTCCTCAGCTTCACGGCGAACTACTCCGCCGCGGTCTCCACGGCACTCGCCGCTGCCCGCGCGAACATAGTGCTGAACCTTCCTGGCCACGCTGGCGGCGGTCTGCTCACCGGGCCAGGGTCGGGCACGTCTGACTCCATCCTGGGAGTCACTGCGTCTGGTGTGCCGATCGCACGAGTGTCCCCAGGTGAGTTCGTGGTCACCGCTGCAGCGACGGCGAAGAACCGGGCGCTGCTGGACGCGATCAATTCCGGCCAGCAAGGGTCGGCAGGCGGTGGCGGTGGCAGTGGCGGACCAATCCGGATCGATCCCGGCGACATGAATGCATTGACTCAAATGATGCTCGGGGGGGCACAGACAATCGCCCTGGGTCTCGGCGCGGGCAATACCCGGAACGGCGACAACACCCGCACCACGCAGAACCGGAGATGGTGACATGGCGTTGACCGTCGTCCAGACCACTGACCCGGGCGCCCCGCAGGCCGGGATCACCATCGACGGGCTGTCAACCAGCACCGCGTGCACGGTGGTTGTGACCGTGTCGTGGGACGGCGGCGCGACGTTCAACCCGGTTCGTGGCGGGACCGCCACGGGCGTACTCGGCTCGACGTTCGTACGTGACTACGTGACCCCGCTCAACGTTGTCGCGACCTACCGGGCCGTGGTGACGGGCGGGACGACGGTCACGTGGCAGGCGCCGAGCACGATCACGTCGCCGATAGCATGGATTCAGGACCCGCTCGCCCCACGGTCGGCCGTGGGGCTCTACGCGGACATGCTGTCCGGGCATGTCCTACTCACGATCAGATCGCTTGCGGGCGGCATGTGGGGCCAGCAGGAGGATCTTGCGAGCGTGGTCGGCACGGACATGCCCGCCGCGTCCCTGTCTATCCGGCAGAAAATCGCCAACCTGCCGCTCTCTCTCATGTATGAGGTGGCGGCCGAGGGGGGCCGCCTCCACGGGATGCTCATGTCTGCTGGGCAGGTTGTGATCCGGGGGCTGCCCGTCGATGGCCTGCTGGACCCTGTCGCGCACTGCTCTGTGGGTGGTGCGCCTGAGGCCCGGTACGCGTCAGGGACTATTTCGGAGTGGACGCTGACAGCCCGCCAGGTCACACCGGTCACGATGCGGATCGTCGTCCCCTGGTGGACGTACGACCAGGTCAAGGCGCTCGTCCAGTCGCAGCTCGGCACCGGCGCGACGTACGACGATGTCGCAGCGGCCCAGCCGACCGGCAAAACTTACACGATGTGGCTCGCGAACCCGGGCGTGCTGTGAGGCTCGTCTCGGCTGACCTGGACGATGAGGTTGCGGGCTCGACACAGGGCGACCAGTTCCAGGCGTCGGTGTGGCGTGGCGGGTCGCTGCTGGTCCCGTCGCTGGGCATCCAGTCGTGCACGCTCGGATGGGATGTGTCCCGTGATGTGCAGGGGCAGATGACGCTGACCGTGTCCGACCCGGACGGGACCCTGTCGCCGTGGGGCATGGGTGACCCGCTGGGGCCTGGTGGGTCGCTGCTGTCTCTCGCGTGGCTGTCGGGGATCTCCGGTGCTCGCGTGACGTACGGCCAGTGGCGTATCCGCAAGGCGGCCCCCGCGGAGCGCTGGCTGGTGTACGGGTCGTCGCGTGGCCCGATCCGGGTCTCATCCGGTGCGACGGTGACGATCCAGGCCGATGAGGCGGTCATGGCGTCCGCGTCGATCTGCCGCATGGATGGCGACACGATCCCGGCAGGGGCCACCGTGTACGCCGAGCTCCAGCGCATCCTCCGCGACTACGGGCCTGTGGATCTGACGCTCGCCCCGCCCGATAAGACGATCCCGGCCGCCTACGTGTACCCCGATTCGCGGACCGCTGCGGTGGGTGACCTGCTCGACATGATTGACGCTGTCAACCGGTCCGGCCCGGACGGGTCGGTACAGGTGGTGCCGATGACTGGCGTCGGGTCCGTGTGGACGATCCAGGGAGGCGCTGGCGGGGCGCTTGTAGACCTGACCCGCGCACTCTCCGACGGGGCCACGTACAACGCGGTCACCTCGAAAGGCACCGCGACCGACGGGACCCCGCTCATTGGCCGCGCAGTGCTTACTGGTGGCCCGCTCGCATGGGGTGGACCATTCGGCAAGGTGCCCTATTTCCATCAGGCGATCGCGACCACACAATCGGGCGTCAGCCAGGACGCGGCGACACTGCTCGCCCAGCAGACGACTACTGGCACGATCGACTTGCCCGTGGCGTGCCTCGCGCATCCGGGCATCCAGCCGCATGACCTGGTGACGCTCGTGGCCCCGACGGTTGCGGGTGACATTCCGCTCATCGGCAGGGTCGTGGCCATGTCGTGGCAGACGGTCCAGTCCGATAAGGGCATCACGCCGAGCAAGTCGATGTCGCTGTCGGTGCGGGTATCGTCAGAGGCGCTCGAGGCTGTAGCGGCACAGGTGCGCCGTCATGGCTGATCTGGGTGTGAACGTCCGGCCGGGTGTGGTTGTCGCCACGTCACCCCTTGCTGTGAACGTCGACGGGGCAACGTACACCGCCCCCTGGTGCCCGGTGTCGTACACGCCAGCCATAAACGACCGGGTCCGGGTGCTGTTGTGCGCGGGCGAGGCGACGATCTTGGGGGCCATTGCCATACCGGGGACGGGTCTGGGTGTGCCGTCAGCGCCTTCCGCGCCCGGCGCGACGACCTCCGGCACGCTGTACATGCCCGCCGTCCAGTCCGGCTCATACCGGTCGGCTGACGGGTGGGGGAGGCCCGGTTCGGGGCGGGGCATGTCGCTGAACGCGCTCGGCCAGGGCACAGCGCCCGGCAGTTCGTACGCGTACTTCGGCGCCTGGTTCTACGGCAGTCAGGCGAACCAGCTCGCGGGCGCGTTGCTGACCGCGGTTCGGCTCAGGGTCGGGCCCCGGCTGCACATCGGCTCATACAACTCAGCGCTCACCCTGCACGTCTACGCGCACTCGTCCAGCACCAAGCCATCCGGCGACGTGGTCCGCGTACTCGGACCGTACGACTTCACTATTGCTGCGAACTTCGGCGGCGACTGGGTAGGGACACTCCCGTCAGCCTGCTACGCGACGCTCGCCGGCGGCGGCGGAATCGCGATCGCCGGTCCCCCGTATCTCGGCATCGCCGGCCTGGACGTCGACCCGGCGTCAGGGCAACTCGCCGCTGACTTCAACCGTTAGGAGCACCATGGCAACCAACGCAAATGGGGTCGCGCAGCCCGCCGGTAGCGACGGGTTCGACCCGCAGGGCGACATGGTACTGACCGTGGGTTCGCTGCACGGCAGGATCTCAATCCTTGCCGCCAACGCGACCGCTCGCGCAGCGCTCACCAGCACGTGCGGATGGGCGCCAACCGCAACCGAACCGCTCGTCGTCCTCCAGACGGACACTCACGACATATGGCTGTACAACGGGACCGCCTGGTTCCGTCCGGGTCGTGCCGTGTTCGGCGGGTCCGAGACGGCGTACGTGGGGACGAACCCGCCCGCCGGGACAGAGATCATCACCCAGTCGTTCCGGTTCACCGGCACCACAGTCGGGGCTGGCGGCCAGTTGACGGTGACGCTCCCAACTGCGTTCGCCAACGGGCTGTGCGGCTTCATCGTCGGCCCCACGTCGGGCGCAGCGACCGCCTCCGGATACGCGCCCGGCTTCCTACTGTCCTCCGGCTCTGCACTGTGCCTCGCTGCTGGCGGCTCGGCAGTTGGCGCGGGCACATCGGTCGGCGTCTCGGCGATCGCCTGGGGGTGGTGACCATGGCCTTCGTGCCCGTCGTCTACTCGTCTGGCGCCCCCGTGCTCGCCTCGGGTGGCACGTCGCGTGTCGCCTGCGTTCACCTGGCCCAGTGGCTCGAGGTGTACGACGCGCTCCAGGTCGCACGTGGCCGTGGGCATGTCGTCTACTACCAGACGGTGGGCGGCGCTGACGCGTCGGCCGGGACGCACCTGTGCGGGTCCGCCTGGGACATGGCCTACGTCAGCGACGCGGCCATCATGGACGCTCGCGAGATGGGTGCTGCTGACTGGCATCGCATCCCCGGCTACAACGGCTGGCCGTCGAGTGGCGCCAACCACGTGCACGGGCTCATCCTCTGCGGCGACAACGCGTGCAACGGCTACCAGTACACCGCCTGGCTCAGCGGCCACAACGGCCTCGGACTCAACGGGGTCGGCGCAGGCGACACACTCCCGCGACCGGCCAAGATCCGCACCTGGCAGCAGGGGATCGCCTGGGCACAGGCCCAGATGGGCGCTAGCCCCATGACCCAGACCACCACACAGGAGGACGACGACATGGACGTGTACGCATTCACCAGCAAGACCGGGACCGGATTCCGGCTCCGCACAGCACTCGGAGAGACCGATCTGGGCAACATGGGCGAGGTCGACGCGTGCATGAGCGCCATCAACGCCCGTGTGTCCCGGACCATGGGACCGAACGGCTGGGAGCTCCACTACCCGGCCCCCTGCCTCGACACCGAGGCCGCACTCCTCGCATCCAAGCTCGCAGCCATCCGGAAGGTCTGACATGCTCACCAATATCATCCCCGACAAGGGCCGCAAAGTCGTTTACGCAATCTTCGCCATCATCAGCTTCGTCGCTGGGCAGATCGGTGTGGCCTACGCTATTGCCGCGACCGTTCCGCCCCTGTGGTACTTGATCGCGGCGACCGTCGTGACCGATCTTGGCGTGGCCATCGGCGCCACCGCTGCGAGCAACATCACACCGAGGCCCAGTGTTCCCAGTGTTCCCACTGTGACGAGCGTGCCTGCTGACGGCACGGTCCCGACCGCACCCCTGAACTGATGGGGTCCGGGGGGATGCCCAAGGACATGGGTCCCGACAGCGCACCCGCTGGCTGGACCATCGAGACTCTCGCCACCCACTATGCGGCACTTCGTGCGGCCGACAAGCGGTTCGAGGACGAGCGCGACCGCCGCTATATGGAGGTCGACATCGAGAAGGAGAAGGCGCTCAAGATCAAGGAGACCGCCGACAGGGACGCTCTCTCTCTGGCCCGTGATGCGCAGACGTATAAGGACCAGCAGGCCGACATCATGCGCGACAAGACGCTGGCCGACTCGGGCATCTATGCCACGAATGCGAGCGTGACGGCCGCGCTCGAGGGGCTGCGCAAAGACTTCCAGCCCCTGTTTGACTTCGTGTCGGGGCAGAAGGGCGCAACGAGCGGCACCGATCGGATCTCGGGACGCGTGATGGCCGTCGCCGCGATCTTCGCCACACTCATCGCCGGCGGACTCGGCGCCCTGATCGTCAAACTGCTGGGAGGCTGACATGGACGACGAATCCACCGTCAGCGTCGTGCCCGTAGCTGGCCCGACAGCAGCCCAGGAAGTCGCCGCACACTCCGCCGCACAGGGCCACAAGTACGTCATGCACTTCCCGGCGCACCCGGCCCGCAAGGGTGACCCGCACTATGTCGACTTCAACGCTTACCACCGCAAGCACCACGACACAGCCACGTGCTACGTCGGCGACCGGATCGGCTATGACGAGTGCAGTGACGGCCCGCTCGAGCTCCACCACGCGCACATCGAGTTCTCGTTGCAGAACGGCGTTGACCTGGCCGCGCTCGAGGTCGACTACCCGGGGATCTCCAACCCTGACGAGGTCGGCGTGTGGATCGAGTCCGAGCAGAACTTCCGCTGGCTCTGCGCGTTCCACCACCGTGGCCACGCGGGCGCACACACGGCGAGTCATGCCGACTGGGAGGCGGGACAGTACATGCGCGGCCTGTTCGGATCATCCGACCCCGCACCCACCACAGAGACGCCGCCAGCGACGCCATGACCTGGGAGCAGCCGGAACGAGACCAGCCGGAGACGGGCCCTGTGCCACGGATCGAACTCACCAAGGCCCTCATCGGCTGGACGTGGATGTACTGGACCTGGAACCTTAACGCTGGCTGGTACGACTGCGGGGCGCACGGATATGCCCTGACGCGTGACCGTGCTGAGGCGTCCGCCCGGCGCTGGTTGGCCCGCAGGGACCGCCGCGACCGGCGCGAGGCTAAGCGCGCGGCGCAGCACGAGACGATCCCGATCCGGACATGAAGCCACGGGTCCGCCGCTGGAGCACCGACCACCCGAACCCGTGGGAGTACACCGTTCCGATACGTGGCGGGACCGCCCACGGCCACGTGGCCACCTGGCAGCAAGCCATCGCCCGCACCATGCAGCTCATCGCTGACCAGACCTAGGAGACCCCCATGGCATTCCCGTCCTACGTCCCGACCCGGACCGTCTCGCTCAGCGGCGGATACCTCGACCCTGGCATCGCAGCGGCGGTAACCCTGTCGGTCACCATCCGCTCGTCGCTGGACCTGGTCTGGATCGCGACGGGGTTCGCATTCAACCAGATGG